GCAAAGCCGATGAAGAAGGGCAAGTGATGGCCACGCCAGCCAAAGGCAAAGCACTGGTCAAGGTCACCGCTTCCGGCAAGCGTGTGAGCTACGGCCAAGCTGGCGAGGCCAAAGGCGGCGGGCCTCGCGTTAAACCGGGAACTGCCAAGGGTGACGCCTATTGCGCACGATCGGCAGGCCAGAAGAAGCGCAGCCCTGCCGCTGCGGCAGACCCTAACAGCCCGTTGAACCTTAGCCGGAAGCGGTGGCGGTGCAGCGGGTCTAAATCTAAGTGATTTACCGTAGTTCGTGCGCGCGGATATGAAGAAGGTTGGTCGCCCTCCTCACGTCAAAACCGAAGAGAACGCAGAGCGGGTCGAGGCGCTTTGCGCTTACGGCATGGATCACGTGATGATCGCAGCGATGCTGGGCATTAGCCACGACACCCTGACCAAGTACTATCGGAGCGAGCTGGACATCGGGAAGTCCAAGGTCGTCGAGCAAGTCGCTAACAGCCTCAAGCGCAACGCGATGCATGGCGATGTCCAGGCGCAGAAGTTCTTCCTGTCGTCGCGCGCTGGTTGGTCCGAGAAGCAGACCCATGAGGTCGGCGGCGTGAACGGCGGCCCTATGAAAGTCGAGTGGCATGTCGTCAAACCTTCAGGTTGAGACGCCTGAGTGGTTTGAGCCATTCCTCGCGCCGGCCAGATACAAAGGCGCCTATGGCGGCCGCGGCTCCGGCAAATCTCACGCCTTCGCAAGCTACATTGTCGTCCGCTGCGTGAGCGAGCGAACCGACGTGGTCTGCCTGCGTGAGGTCCAGCGATCCCTGAAACAATCCGTGAAGAAGCTGATTGAGAACAAGATTGAGGCGCTAGGCGTTGGCCAGCACTTCGAGATCCAGCACGACCGGATCAAGGGCCGCAACGGCTCGATCATCATCTTCGAAGGCCTGGCCAACCATACGGCGGAGAGCATCAAGTCGCTCGAAGGCTTCGACATTGCATGGTTCGAGGAGGCGCAGGTTGCCAGCCAGCGATCGCTTGACCTGCTACGCCCGACGATCCGGAAGCCCGGCTCCGAAATCCTGTTTACTTGGAACCCGCGCCTTAGCAACGACCCCGTCGAGACGCTGCTGCGAGGTCCTAACCCGCCGCCTGATACGGTGGTGCACGAGGTCAACTTTGCCGATAATCCGTGGTTCCCGAATGTCCTCAAGGACGAGATGGAATACGACAAGCGGCGCGATCCGGACAAGTACGCGCACATCTGGCTTGGCGAATACGTCCGCAACTCCGAGGCCCGCGTGTTCAGGAACTGGGCGGTCGAGGAGTTCGAAGCGCCACCCGGCGCGATCCACCGTTTCGGGGCAGACTGGGGTTTCGCCTCAGACCCGACCGTGCTGGTCCGCTGCCACATCATCGGCCGCAAGCTTTACGTCGATCACGAGGCCTACCAGATCGGCTGCGAGATTGCCGACACGCCCAGCCTGTTCCTGTCCATCCCCGAAGCCGAGAAGTGGCCGATGGTGGCAGACAGCGCCCGCCCGGAAACCATCAGCCACATGCGGCGCAATGGCTTCCCCAAGATACAGGCGGCGGTTAAGGGGCCGAAATCGGTAGACGAAGGCGTCGAATGGCTGAAGTCGTTCGACATCATCGTCCACCCGCGCTGCCGGCACACGATCGATGAGCTGACCATGTATTCCTACAAGGCAGATCCGCTGACCGGGCAAATCCTCCCGATCCTCAGCGACAAGGACAACCACGTCATCGATGCCTTGCGCTACGCTTGCGAGGGCGCACGGCGCGTCAGCAGCCAGAAGCCTGGCGGAACAATTCGGCTCGTCCCCACCGTGACACCCATGTCCAGATAGGTTACGGCTGCAAATCATGGCGCGTGAAACCAGAGAGCAGCGGCTGCAACGCGTCCACACCGAGGCGCTCAGCGAGTTCGACCGCATCCAGAGCGCGGTGCGCGACGAACGCTTTCAGTGTTTGGAAGATCGCCGCTTTTACTCAATCGCCGGCGCGCAGTGGGAAGGCAACCTTCAGGAACAGTACGCGAACAGACCAAGGTTCGAGGTCAACAAAGTCGCGCTGTCCGTGATGCGGATCATTTCCGAGTACCGCAATAACCGCATTACGGTGGACTTCGTGCCCAAAGATGGGAGCACGAACCTTAAACTCGCCGACACCTGCGACGAACTCTACCGCGCCGATGAGCAGGACAGTTCCGCAGACGAGGCCTACGACAACGCTTTCGAGGAAGCAGTCGGCGGCGGCTTTGGGGCGTGGCGTCTCTCGAACCAGTACGAGGACGAGGGCGATCCCGAAAACGAAAAGCAAAGGATCGTTTTCCAGCCGATCTTCGACGCTGACACGTCCGTGTTCTTCGATCTGGATGCCAAGCGCCAGGACAAGAAAGACGCCCAGAGCTGCTACGTCCTCAGCGCCATGACGACCGAGAGCTACAAAGCCCGGTTCGACGATGACCCGACGACGTGGCCCAAGACGATACAGTTTGTGCAGTTCGATTGGACTACGCCTGACATTGTCTACATCTGCGAATACTACGTCAAGGAACAGGTCACCGAGACGCTGCGCATCTTCCGTTCGCTGGACGGCGAGGAGACGAAATACACCGAGGCCGATTTCGAAGACGACCCAGACCTCGAGCGCATGCTGCTCGCCACCGGCAGCGTCGAGGTCCGCGAGCGCAAGATTAAGCGCCAACGCGTGCACAAGTACCTCATGAGCGGCGGCAAGGTGCTGGAGGATTATGGGCTGATCGCGGGCAGCGAAATCCCGATTATCCCGGTCTACGGCAAACGCTGGTACGTCGATAACATCGAGCGATGCCAAGGCCATGTGCGCCTGGCGAAGGATGCCCAGCGGCTCAAGAACATGCAGCTTACCAAGCTGGGCGAGATCAGCGCCTACAGCACGGTCCAGAAGCCCATCTTCACTCCGGAGCAAGTTGCCGGCCACGAACTCGCCTGGGCCGAGGACAACATCAAGCGTTACCCGTATTTGCTCGTCAATCCGGTCACCAATGCGGATGGCAACGAGCAGCCGCAAGGGCCGCTCGATTACACGCGGGCGCCTGAGATCCCGCCCGCAATGGCGGCGCTGCTTCAGATCACCGAAGCCGACATGCAGCAGATCCTCGGCAGCCAGCAGCAGACCGAGATCATGCAGCCAAACATGTCCGGCAAGGCCGTCGAGCTGATCCAGAATAAGCAGGACATGCAGACGTTCATCTACCTGTCCAACTTCGGGAAGGCCGTGAAGCGTTGCGGCGAGGTCTGGCTGTCGATGGCGCGCGATATCTACGTCGAGCCTAATCGCAGGATGAAAGCCATTCAGACCACCGGCGAGCCGCGCACGGTGGAGCTTGCACGCCCCATCGTGAACAAGGACACCGGGGCGATCGAGACGGAGAACGATATCGCGGACGCTAAGTTTGATGTGGCGGTGGATGTCGGTCCGAGCACGACTTCGCGCCGCGCTTCCGTGGTCCGCGCCATCACCGGCATGATGCAAATAACGCAGGACCCGCAGACGCTCAGCATCCTCGGATCGATGGCGATGATGAATATGGAAGGAGAGGGGCTTAGCGAGATGCAGGAGTATTTCCGCAAGCAGTTGCTGAAGATGGGCGTCATCGAGCCGAACGAGGAAGAGGCCGCGGCGATGGCGGAAGAGCTGGCCGCGATGAAGCAGGAGCCTGACCCGCAAGCCGAGCTTGCCAAGGGGCTCACGATGGAAGCCCAGGCCAAGGCGTCGAAAGCGATGGCGGACACCGAGGCGTCCCTTGCGAACGCGGAGAAGTCCCGTGCGCAGACGATCGAGATACTAAGCAAGATCAGCGAAGCCGAGCTCGTTACAGGGCTGGGCGTAGCACAGGAAATCCGGCCACCCAGCCAGCCGGCTCCTCCTATGGCGCAGCCCCAACAGGCAGCGCCGCCCGCGGCTGAGCAAGGAAGTATCTGATGGACCCGAACGAGAACGAGACCGAGCTGCTTGACGGAGGCGAGATGCCCCCGGACCCCGTTGCCGAGGGCGAGACGCCCGCAGCGGAAGAGGCCGAGAACGAGATCGTTGTCAGCATCGGCAACGAAGAACCACCGCCCGAACCGGAGCAGACGCAACAGGCACCGGAATGGGTCAAGGAACTGCGCAAGCAGAACCGCGAATATCAGAAGCGCATCCGTCAACTGGAACGCAATACGCAGGCACCGGCGCCGCAGGGTGAGACAACGACCGCCCCGCCAAAGAAGCCGACGCTTGCAGACGTGGACTACGACACGGGCGCATACGAGGCGAAGCTTGACCAATGGTACACGGCCAAGGCCGAGTACGATCGCCAGGCAGCCGAACGCCAGCGCGCCGAGCAATCGGTCAAAGGCGCTTGGGATGCCAAGATCGCCAACTACAATACCGCCAAGAACGAACTCAAAGCCCGCGACTTTGAGGACGCAGAGGCGGTGATTGCGGACACGCTGTCCGTCACGCAACAGGGCATCATCCTCGACGGCGCCGAGAAGCCTGCACTACTCATCTATGCGCTAGGCAAGAACCCCAAGAAGGCAGCCGAGCTGGCAGCCATCACCAACCCGGTTGCATTCGCTGCTGCGATAGGCCGACTGGAGGCAAGTTTGAAAGTCACATCACGCAAGCCATCGGCGCAACCCGAACAGCTCGTGAGCGGCAACGCTCCGAAGTCGGGATCCGTCGATAACACATTGGAACGACTGCGCGCTGAAGCGGAACGGACAGGCGATCTCACGAAAGTCATGGCCTACAAACGCCAGCAGAAGCGCGGTTAACAACAGGATAAGGAACAATGGCTAACAGTTTTTCAAAGGAAGAAAGGGTCGCGTTCGAGAACATCCTCGAAGGCTTCCAAGACGCGCTCGTGCTGTCCCGCAACGTCGCTGTGTTCAACACGGACCAGACGACGATGGAGCGCACGAATAACGTCATGTGGCGCCCGCAGCCGTACATCGCGACGAGCTACGCTGGCACGGACATGACCACGAACTTCGACGACTACACGCAGTTGTCGGTTCCGGCCACGATCGGCTTCTCGCGTTCGGTTCCGTTCGTCTTGACGGCCACCGAACTCCGTGACGCCCTTCAGGAAGGCCGCCTCGGCGATGCCGCCAAGCAGAAGCTGGCGAGCGACATCAACGTGTCCGTCATGAACGTTGCCGCAACTCAAGGAACGCTTTTCATCAAGCGCACCACGGCAGCGGCTGGCTTCGACGACGTTGCCCAGTGCGAAGCGATAATGAACGAACGCGGCGTGCAGATGGAAGATCGCTATCTCGCTTTGTCAACCCGCGACTACAACGGCATGGCGTCAAACCTTTCCGCCTCGACCCGCTCGTTTGGAAACGCTGTTTCCGATCAGGCTCTGCGCGCCGGCTTCGTCGGGCGTATCGCCAGCTTCGACACCTATAAATTGGACTACGCCAACCGCAAAACTGCTGCGGCTGGTGGC